CTACGGACCAAGTCCGCGCCCAGCTTAGGTTGCTGGGTACCAACGGCGTTTTAGTGCAACAGCGCCGTGCTGTGCGGAATGCTCTAGATGTAGAGCATCCTTAGAGACAGGGTAACATTTCGGTATACCCAGACCTAGGGAGCTAACATCTATAGCGTCGGAAGTGCGTTGTGCCAAGTCTGTATCTTGATCTCCTATGTCGCGAGACATACGGTCAAGAGCTTTCAGACTCTTCGTCAACGCCGCGTATCCGTTCAGTTCATCAGTGCGATGAACTGCCTCTGGGAGCCACAGCTTTACTTCAAAGCGGTGGAGCTTTCGACTCCATCTTTCAACGGAGCGATACCCCAAATAGGATACCCGACCCAGGCCACCGGATGTCAATGATACATAGGGTAGAACCCCTATGACCCTCTCAAGTTTCGAAAACATGAAAGTGGCTGCGCGCCAATATCCCTTTAGATAAAAGGAATTGGCGGTGGCAGTCCAAGAGATTATCCGATCGGCTTGCCGTTTGTTCTCAGGACGCAATTTACGTAGATAAGTTGGTGTTACCTCATATCCACGGTAAGCATCGACGCCACACGACTCTCGGAAGCTTCCGCTCACGAAAGTCTTATTGACGTTTACCTTGCAATTGTACTTTCGCAGGTAATCGAGAACAACCATCGCATACGCCGTAGGAACGATTATATCGTCCCCATAGACGTGGACCGCTCGCGTAACATGACGTATGTTAGCTTGGGTCACAGGGAGACTACTCTCCTTCAACAAGGCCATTACACATATAGTGTAAAAGTACATGGCCTCGATCGGAAAGCAGAGAGCACTGCCCATAGAGGCAAACTTCTTGAGAGGGGACACAAGTGTCCCATCAGGAAGTTCAGCTCTGGTAGACCTACATGCCACGATCGCATCCCAAAGATCGGGATTAGACCGAAACATATACGACACAAGTGAAAGTGGAACACGATCACTTGCATCGGATAAGTCAATCGTTGCTAATTGACCCGAGGCCGAACTCGTTAAGGCCAAGCTTTGATTGATAGACTGATCAGCAAAGTTAATGTGACCAGCAGTCAACCAGTAGGACTCGAGACGTCTATAAAGCACGTCTCTTATCCCTTGCTGCGCATATTGCATGCAACAAGGCTCAATGGCAATAACACGGGGTCCTTTTAGAGTTTTCGGAACCGTAACAACCCTGACGGGTTGCTCTTCGTCCGGAGGGACGATCGTTACCTGTTCGAGCTCCTTGTCGTTGGGAGAGATACCCAGAGGGTATCCACATCCAACTAAAGGAAAGTAAGGCTCGAGACGATCGTGCCAGTATAGCCAAGAGAATTTGCTGTTACCAGAAATTCCCTCAGCAGTTGCGCCAGGACCGTGTTTAGGGATGCATTCTCGGAGTTCAATCTGAGATATGCAAGAGTCCCACAACACAGCAGATACACGAGAAAATTCATCGAGATCTGCCTTTGGCGTCGTAAACTCATCGAAGGATCGCTCCAACAATTGAAATGTCTGTAGTGTTTTGGACACCCTCGCGGGTGTACAATCGACTTCGATCTTTTTGAAGCAAAGGCAAACTTGCCTGATAGCCTCAACAATCGATGGCGAATCTTCAGATTCTTCATTTTGTATTCTCCCTGTCTTTTGATTGAACAGTTGACTGATCATACCTTTCAAAAATGAAGGGATTGATCCACATTTCCCAAACATGCGGAAACGTGTTGAGTCAATTCGACCGTCCGCCAGACTTTTCTCAAAGTCGGAAGCGAACGTCGGAAGGGTAATCGTAAGAAACGAGAGCCCTTCATGTTCAACCCGTGCCCTAATGGTTTTCAGGTCACGTAAATCAAAGACATCAGCGATGCACTTGTTAGATGCATCTTCATAGACGCACTCTAACAACTTCAGATAGTCACTTACGTTGCTTTTCATACTTCCCGCCTTTCGGGTGGGTAAGTATCAAGCCACGCTGCCTGCTTATCTGATCACTGATCGCGATCAGTTATACTATTCATGGAGGAAACCCAGCACAATCTGCATTTCCAGCAGAAGAAGCAAGGTTATCATTAGACAACTTGTAGTAACCAGGGGTCACCAGAATGGCGCTAAAGCCATCAGGATTCCTGACCGTACAATTTGCCAACTACTCCAGCCGCGACGATCCACGCATTATCGGCTGCCACAAGGTAGCCTATAGTCGTCGCATCGAACCCGACCTCGGGTCGATCGATGACACGTTGATCATACAGCCAAGCATAGTCGTTTTCGGACGACAATGGGTCTGTAGCAACGACGCGTTGGCCAGTCTTTATCAGAGTGCGAATGCGCCCTCTGGAGACTTGATGGCTAATGGTCATTGTGTAGTTACCATCACTAGACACGTAATCGGAACTTGTTCCGGTTGATTTAATACGTGCTAAAGTTTTGGCGCTACCGTTCACGGTAATAGTAATAGGATCAGCAAACATAGTGGTTGACCTCAGAAGTTTTGAGTAGTTGACCTACGGAGCAGACGGAGGGACTCCTCCCAAGCGCCTGTTTGAAACCGTAAGCAGATATTCTAGTGGAATCCAACCCGGGTGGGCTTGGATATGCCTAAGGCACCTAGAATTGATAAACGCCATGGGCTTAAAGTGTCCCATGGTGAGCCAAAGCCAAATGGACTATCTACTCCCCTACGGAGCTTTACGTCAACCGAGTTGACGTATTGCAACGCAACATCACCCCGGGCCACAGGTAACCTAATATCAGTTACTTGGCGATTCACGGTGTGATGCATAAGGAAGAGATATTTGCACACGACTCCATCTTCTACGTACGCTGTTAAAGCGTCGATATTCCTACCGACGTTCAGCGACCAGTCGATGAGCCATGTCCAGGGTGTTGCTCTCCAGATGTTCGATGGATTGACACGAACGCCGTACATCGTCGACTGACGATATAAAGTGTTCAAAATCCCATTGTAGTCGGGATTTGTCATATCGAATTCAGGTTTATACCACTTGAACATGCCCGATGTGGTAACTAGCTGAGAAGTCTCAGTATAGGTACCATAGGTCGGAACTTGTCCAGGTCGCATGTGCTGATTTTGGTCCCAGTTGTTATTTGGAAGTAAATTCCAAGTATACGTACCGGAACTTTGGTCAGTAACCTGATGATCATCTAAAAGGACCCGCCTAACATGGAGCCACTTGTCGTGACCTTGAGACATCCGTCTCATATAGTCATCGGCATTAAGATAAGCTTTAAAAAACTTATTCAAGTCTCCAAGGAAAGGCGCCCAGCCAAATTGCTGGGTCAGATACTCGTCTGCAGCTTGCTTAGGCTGCATACGCCAACCGCCGGATTCACCTGCACTTCCAGCTATCGCTTTCCATTCTTTGTGAAAGCGTCTAGCCTGGTCCATAAGCATGGACGGCAGCTCTCGGGCTTCCGAAAGAAACACAAACCCGTCGGCCATCTGAATTTTTGGCGCGGACTTAGCCCACGCCTCAGGTCCCCACTGCGTTCCTATATTCGGCACAAGAAAGTTGGATTGCAACAACTTAGCGCGGTCGTTGTAACTGTAAGTTACACCGCCCCACTTAGGAGCTGCAAGAGTCGCTGGCAAGTAGCCACCGACATATTTAGTATAGACGTACCCCATGCCAGCTATGCTGGTCATGCCGTACGATTTATACTCTCCGACTCCTTGTAACACCGAATATCCCGATACGTCGACTTTGATTTTCGTGAAAGGACCGCCTTCACTATACTTCTTTGATTTTCCGCGTTGATGAGGAAATATATCATCAACACAGAGTTCGTAGAACTTATAGGGTAGCGGAAGTACAGCAGTTATAGTCCCTTTTGGAAGGGTAGCCGGCCCCTGGTTAAAAACCTGGGCGGGCACATAAGAACTGCCATTCCACGCGTACAGAGTACCCGTGACAATGCGAAACTCCCCATTCCACCAAAAGGTGGATCCGAGAGGAACGCCAACTCTCTCACGATATCGAAGACCGGGAACGTCAAGTGTCATAACACCTCCATTTGGTAAGTCAGTGACAGACAAAGTCTGTCAATATGCACAGCTATCTGACAGAGGTTGGAAAAAAGTTGAGGAGGGATTAACCTCCCCTCTTCTCCCCAACCCATTGAGACATCGCATCGCTGCAATGTCATGGCCCC